AGGCCTAAAAGCGTAAGCAATACAGCGGTTAAAAGTGAAAAACCTATAACCAGAAGGAGCAAAAACATCCAGACATCTCAAAATTCGTTTCGTTCTACAGGAACGGCGAGTGATTTCATCAAACTCAGAACTGCACAATTAAGTCGTTAATCCAATAATAGAAAGTATATAATCATGGCGTTTTCAAAAACATATGATACTACAAACCCAGGATCGGCTGTTTCCAATCGCGAGGACTTGACTGATGTCTTGACAATCCTTGCTCCTGAAGAAACTCCGATTCTTTCTGGTGCTTCTAAACAGAAAGCATCCGCAACTAATACTGAATGGACTGTTGATGTACTCAGCGATCCTGTAACTACTGGCATCCTAGAAGGTGAAGATGTCGTCACATACACTGACCAATTTGCAGGTCGTGCTCGTATGGGCAACTTTACTCAAAAGTTCCGCCGTGATTACAAGGTATCCGAGCTACAAGAAGCAGTTGATTCAGTCGGTCCCGCTAAGATTGCTGAAGCTGAAGCTAAAGCAATTCGTGAACTAAAACGTGATGTTGAAAAAACATTATGTTCTGACAATGTAAAGCAACAAGCTACCAATCTTCTTCCTTATAAGATGAATGGTCTTGCCGCTTACATTTCGTCTTCTCCAGAAGCAGGTGTTGAAGTCCCAAGTGGCTTTGAAACTCCAGCTTCTAGCATCTACACGGTTGCTGAAGATACTGCTACTCCGTTCAATGAAAGTGTGTTCAATGATCTTATTTCTAGCATCTTTGATGTTAATGGAGTAAGCAACGGACTTACACTTGTAGCTAACACAGGTCTACGTCGCACAATCAGCGATTTCGCTCGTCTCCAAGGTGGGTCTGGCGATTCAGTTCGCAATGTAAATTACGAAGGTGGTTCTGCTGAAATTAAACTTTCAGTTGAACTATATCAAAGCGATCATGGTATCGTTTCTATCGTAAACGGCAACCCTGTCTGTATGCCTAAGTTCGGTGAATCACAGAACAAGGGTTCTGGTTTCCTAGTGAATCCTGAGTACTACGGCGTTCATGAGTTAATCCCAATGGGAACTTCTCGCCTACCAAATCTTGGTGGTGGTGAGCGTGGTATTGTGGACTGTGCTTTGACACTTGGTGTCTACCACCCACAAGCTCATGGCATGATCAAAGGACAAGCTGATCCTGCTTAAATAATTCTGGTCGGGGGGCGAAAGCCCCCCACCTTTTTATTATGGAAATACTTAGCAAGCCTCACGAAATTACACAAGAAGCTATTGATCGTGCTTTTGTTGATCATGTAAAAAAGAGCTTTGCGGAAGAACGAGTTACTGAAAATTCTCGTCGTGATATAGCCCGAAAAGAAGCAACAGAAGAAAAAGGTAAAACGCATCCAGTACTTGGTAAATGCGTAGCAACAATTCCTGCAAGGGATTATTTTAGAATGATTAAAAAATACGGCACTGACCAAGTTCATTCTAAAGAATTTTTAAAATACTATAACAAAATTTATTCAGATTTGAGTCCAAATAAAGTATAATGCAAAATAGGACATACGCAGAATTATTTGATTTAATAAAGTCTTTAGCTGGAGTAAATGAGTTTACAACAGAAGAAACTAATTATATCCGCAATTTTGTTAATCGCAGATTTAGACAAGCTTTTGATGCTTCGGACTGGTGGGCTAGATATTTAATTGTTGGAGAAGCTCGGACTGCTACAAATGGCATAGTTCCAATACAAGAAGGATCAAAAACAACAATAGGTGAATTTTTAAGAATACATAGAGACAAACCTTTTGAAAAAAACTCAACTCTGGAATATGATTTCTATGTAGATTTTTCTGGTGCTCATATTATAAATCAAGTAGGAGGAACTGATCAGACTGGTGATGTGTATGTTACATATAAAAGACAGTTTACTCCCGTTTTAGGCTATGCTTCTTCACCTAATGTTCAAAGTGTTCCTGGAGAATTTTTTTATTTTATAGCTCATGCTTCTTATGCGGATTTTCTTCGTATGGACGGTCAAACCGAAAAGGCTATTGCAGAAGAAAACATTGCTAACGAACACTTAGATGATGAGCTTGGCAAGGCTAGTATAATAGCTAATACCAACATGGTTGGAAAAAAAATCTCAACATATGTCAATAGACAATCCCGATAATAATGAATAGTTCAAAAAATCAAACATTAGAATTCAGTTCTGGCGGTTCCGCTCTTATAAATTCTTCATCTAGTTCTGTTAGCGGAACTTTTGGAGCAATACAATTTTTAAAGGATTCTACGATATCTGCAATTACAGCTAATAAAGTTACCAATGATAATCTTTTGTTGGATTCTTTTACTGCTGGAACTGTATTATATGGAGAATTTTCAGGTGTTTCTGTAAGTAGCGGTTTAGTAGCATTACATAGGTTTTAAGAATGAACCTATCTTCAAAGTTAAGTCTTAGCACTTTAGCTGTACAGCCAGTTCTAGAACTTAAACCCGCTAAAGACCAAGATAATCTTAGTTTAACTAATTTTTCAACAACTTGGAGCGGATTTAACCGCACCGTTAGGGCTGTTGCAAGCGGAGTTAGATCAAGCGATCAACTTATAACTCTGTTGCACTTTGATTCTTCACATTTTAGTTTAGGAACTTATCGCATAACATTTGATGTTACACAAGCTTCAGGAACTAGCATAAATGATCCTATTTCTGGTTCGGAAAGACACCGTATTGAAATAGTAACTAGGGATAATAGTGAAGTTGAACAATCTCCTGATGCTTTGAATAAAGATAGATTTCAAGCAAGAGAAGGATCCAATTCAATTACTGCAATTTTATTTAATGATGGAACATCATCCAAAGAACCGTCAATATCTTTGTTTTTTCAAAGAAGTGCAATTTTTGATGTAACCATTTCAAACATTAAATTACTACATTATAGTTAATTTGAAAAATGGATCAAATAATAGGTCATTGCAAAATTTGGGGTGCAGTTTTTTTAGCTGAAATTACAGCTTGGAACCTTTCTGATCTTAATGAGGTAGCTAGTATTATTGCATACTTATGTGGTGCGGTGGGTTCATTAGCACTTGCATATCATCATATAATTAAAAAGAAATGACAACTGAACTTATAGCAATGTTAGGCGGAGGAGCCTCAGGGTTTATATTTAAACTTATAGGACAACTTGTGTCTAACCAACAAGCTACTGTTGACGCTATGTTAAAGAAACAAGCTGCCGCAGATGAAAGTCATCAGAAAGCCGCTACAAGGGGCGGAGAATGGGTTAGGAGGGTCATAGTATGCACCGTGTTGTTTGCGGTCGTTGTAGCCCCATTTATATTAGCTCACAGCCCAGAGGGTGTTACAGTCGGACAAGAAACAAAAGGATTTTTTGGATTATTTGGAGGAGTTAAATATCAAACTCTTAACGGCTACTTAATTTTACCAGAAGTTCGTCAAACGGTTCTAGCTATTGTCGGATTTTATTTTGGCTCATCAACTATTAAATGAATGAATTTTTACAAGTCATATCAGCCCTTACTCCAGTCCTAATTGCAATCATTACACTAATTATTGTATTAGCCAGAATGCACTACAACCTTGAATCCCTATCAGAAAAAGTAAAAGTCCTTTTTGATTTTCACAACAAGAGAAAAAAATAATGCACAACAACAAATGTAACTGCGGCAAGTCTAGTACAATGCCCAAATGTGATGGTCACTCTCACAATATCAAACCCCGCAACCAAGGTAGCGGGAAAAAACTAACCCGAAAAAAAATAAAAATATAATATTATGCCATACGGAAAAGGTACATACGGAAGTAAAGTCGGAAGACCCCCTAAGAAAAAAGTAGCTAAGAAAAAAGCTGTTAAAAGAAAGTAAGTGATATGCCTAAGGATGCTTGTTATAAAAAAGTAAAAGCTAGATATAAAGTTTTTCCTTCGGCTTATGCATCTGGGGCTATTGCTAAATGCAGAAAGGTTGGAGCTTCTAATTGGGGCAACAAGTCAAAGAGGAAAAAGGTCTAAATGGCAGTTCGCAAAACACAAGCAGGACTGGATTTAAAAAGGTGGTTCAAGGAGGACTGGAAAGATGTCCGCTCAGGGAAGCCTTGTGGAAGACAGAAGGGCGAAAAGCGAGGAACGCCATATTGCAGACCATCCAAACGTGTGAATTCAAGGACTCCTGTTACTGCATCAGAGATGTCCAAAAGCGAAAAGCGTTCACGTATTTCACAGAAAAAAAAGTTAGGGCAACCCGCAGGGAAACCCCGTAGAGTAAAATCAGTAAGGAGAAAATAAATATGATGAATACAAGAGGAAGATTATCTCGTCCAATGGCTCGTCCTATGGCTCGCAGAATGGCTCGCCCTATGGCTCGTCCTATGGCACGACCTATGCGTCGTCCTATGCGTCGTCCTATGGCACGCCCTATGGCACGCCCTATGGCTCGTCCTATGCGTAGAGGCTCAATGCGTTAATTTAGTGAGAAAAGAACATAAAAGTAAAAAAGGTGGTCTTACCCAAGCGGGTCGTAATTATTTTAAACGCAAGACAGGTGCTAATTTAAAACCACCCGTTACCGAATCTAACCCTAAAGGTAAAAACAAGGCTAGAAAGAAGTCTTTTTGTGCAAGAATGGGTGGTGTAAAGGGTCCGATGAAAGATAAAAAGGGTAGACCAACTAGAAAGGCTTTAGCTTTAAAACGCTGGAAGTGTTAAAATGTCAAGATTTTCATCATATGGTCAAATTGACTCTCAAATGCGAGATGAGATTGATGCTGGATTTTTTGGTTTTAATAATCGGTTTAGACCCGATCAATTAAACGATGGAATTCTTGCAGATAGTCAAAACGGTCGGATGGATCTTAATGGCGAATGGCAAGTTCGCAAAGGTATTGACGTTATTAGCGGTTCCTTGCTTCTTGCAGGTAGCGGAATTAATGTAGGGACTGCGGTTCTTGATGATGAAGGGACACCACCTGTAATAAATGATGAAGCTATTCCCGTAATTAGGGGGTCTTGTGCATTTTCCGATCCTACCGAATCAAGCAATAATCAATACATTGTTATTGCATTAGGCACAAAAGCAAAATTAGTAAATTTAGTTAATCGTATTGTTACTGAAATAGATTATCCTCCTGGAATAACTGTTGATCCAAATGCGTTTTTACTCCAAGCATTTAACAAGGTTATTTTATTTAGAGACGGTCAAACGCCTCTACTTTGGGATGGCGATGAATCCAATGATTTTGTTAAGGCTGAAAGCGGAACTTTTGTTCAACCAGTAGAACTTGGTAATAATTCAAATAATACTGTTATTAGCGATGGGGTTGTAACTGTTAGTTCAACTGCACATGGACTAGAAGTAGGCGATGAAATTGTTGTTACAGAATCTAATAATACTTTAACGGTAGGGGACAAGTTTGATGTAGCAACTGTACCTGATGCAGATAGTTTTACATTTTTTTCGGACTCCAGTAATCAAACTACCGTTGAAAATCATTACACAAAACCAGTTTCAGAGGGTATTGGTTATATCAGAATGCCAGCACCATCATTTGGTGTGTATCATGGAGAACGATTAGCAGTACCTTTTAATTATAATGTAGATTCTTCTGCGGACAGTTACACCGATAGAAATACTAGGGATGAAGTTATTATTTCTAATGGTCAACAAATTCAAACTTTTGATGATTTAAATGGTAAATTTAGACCTAATCTTGGAACTGCTGATTTCCTTGTTGGCTTGCATTCTTTTACAAATGAAACGCTTGTTCTTTTTAACAGAAATAGCATTCATATAATATCTGGTACATCAAATCTCAAAGCCTCTGCTATGAGTTTGGTTACAAATGAAATAGGTTGTGTTGCTAGAGATAGCATTGTTCAAGTTGGCGAAAACATTATGTTTCTTTCTGACAATGGCGTGTATGGTGTTTCATTCCAAGACTTATATAATCTTCGTGGAAATGAAGTTCCGCTTAGTGAATCAATTGACGCTACAATTCAACAAATAAACAAAGAATATTGGTCAAAATCAGTAGGAGTTTATTTTGATAATAAATATTATTTAGCCGTTCCAATCGGACAGGGTGCAAATAAAAACAATAAAATTATTATCTATAATTTTTTAAATAAACAATGGGAAAGCATTGATAGCGTAGATGATCCATCATTTGATTTTGAAAATTTAATTGTAGCTGGAGATAAATCTAATCGTGCTGTTTATGCAGTAAATTCTTTAGGTGGAGTTCACAGGATAGAATCAAGACTAGATGGAGTAGATCAAATTACTGCTGATCCATCTACTTTGGGAGCTATATCATCATTAACAATTCCAGCATCTATTACTACAAGACAATTTAATCTTAAATCATTAGATAGAAAAAAATGGAATTCTTTTGAAATTCACACTGAATCATCCGCCGAAAGAGATTCAGAATTTACCATATCTGCTGAAACTGAAAATATTGATTATAATTTAAGATTAGGCACTTTGTCTGATAGATTAAATGGCAGTCCATTATCGCGAAGTGAAGATGTTTCCATCCGTGGTAGAATAGGTAATAGCCGTGCCTATGGAATTCAATTTACCTTAGACGAAATTTCGGGCAGACCAAAAATAAAATCAATTAAAACAACAGGAGCACAAGCTTTCAGATCCACTAACACCGCAATATAATGGCAATTTTAAATGTACTCAATCCTTATGTAGATGGACAAACTATTACATCTAGTAATTTAAACAGTTTAGTTACTGATTCTACTTTTGCATCAGAAGCAGTTGACGATATTACTACTCAAATAGGTGGTGCATCTGGTAAATCTATTGTTGTTCGTGACAATGCAATTGACCGCTCTAAATTAAAAAGCGAGTTAAAGGGTGCACTTGAAAGAATAGATGCGGCTTATGTTGGCGGTGACAAAACTGGCAACACTAGGGGTGAGTCAGCACTTGACATACAATCATTAAGGTCAGTTGAAACTGGAGTTGCAAGTGGAGAATTTTCTGTTGCTATTGGAAATGAGGTAGAAGCTTCAGGAAATAGTTCTATATCTATTGGGCTTGGAACAACAGCTAGCGATACTAACTGTGTTACTATAGGAA